ATCTTCATCCATTTTTTCTGTAGTATAAACTACATTTTCAATTGCACCTGAATCACCAGAGCCCTCATATTGTACCTTAATACCAGTAACTCCCAAGTCAGCTAATTTGACAAGGGTACCCATCATATTTATTTCATTCATACTATTTGATTTTGTAAAACCTGCCAAGAATATTGGCATTTAGATATTCTTCTTTTTCAAGCACTTCTCTTACAAATTGAAATTTAGTCTCATAATATGTTAACTCTGTCTTTGAAAAACATATTCTAACCATAAATCTCTTTATAGGTACTCCTGCTTTATGTGCATCCTGTAGCACTTGATTACTACTGTAATAGTTTTGATAGTTAGTTTTACTAACAAAAGTGTATTTTGATGCCCTTTTGTCTGTCATTGCAGCAATAGCTTTCTTTCCCAGTTTCTTTTTAACTGTAGAATAAAAGTTCTTCTTGCCAATATAACGGACTGCTTTACCATTAATGATTGCTTCCATTTCATAAATGAAACCTACAGCACCATCTGGAATTTTGCTGTCATTAAATACTTCACCTTTGTATAACCAACTCATACTGTTTGTTTTAATAAAGATAATAATTTATCTCTCACAGCTTCAATACCATGATCTCTAATAGAGTCTGATAAATCCTTAGACATGTCAAGTATTACATGTGGAATATTATACTTATCCTGATATCTCTGAGCAGCCTTTATACCGGGCTCATCATTATCAAACAGCACAATAATCTTAGAATACTTTTCTCTAAGTTTATTTATAATAGATTCTCCAATCATTGTATTCTCACTGTCCGGAGCAATACATTCTATATTACCAATACCAAGCTTCTTAAAAGACATAAGATCTTTAAGTGAAGAAACAATCAGTAAATACTTGGAATCATATTGCAGTTGATCCATACCCTGTGTATAGTTCTGGATCTTAATGAACTTCTTCTCTGGAACTTTAGGCATGTAAATCTTATATAACTCACCATCTTGTCTAAAATAACCATAGACATAAGGTCTTGCAAACTTATAAGATGTTATACTACCATCAACTTCAGTCTTTTCCATAGTAAAGAATTCCAATGGAACAACATTGTATCTCTCCAGTATGGCTGAAGAAATCCTAAAACTCATCCAAAACTTAGAGTCTTGGGAATTCCAATGTCTCATTTGGAAATCTGTTACCTTGAACTTATCATGAAATTGTATTGGACCTCTTTCTGCAGGTGCATTGTACTTAAGATATTCCTGGTAATCATTCAGTATTCTATTAACGGCTTTTGCCCTTGTATCATAGTTAAATAAACATTTGACAAGTTCAATTTGATCACCTTGAAAGCCAGAAGAGAAATCTTTAAACTTATAGTAATCCCCATTGCGATAGATAAACATGCTTGGAACTTTGTCCCTTACATTAAATGCAGATAGCATTTTTATATCCTGACCAATGAGTTTCTCTTTTAAGTTTAGATAATATTCAAATACCCATTCTCTGGGCACGTCCTGTAAATCAGATACTAAGTTCTTTGTTGAAATCATAACCAATAAAAATAAAGGGGGGAGGCTCCTGATTTAGTTAGAAATCTCTGTTATACATTAATTTATTACTAACTCCCCCCTATTATCTAGGTAGTAGTTAGTCTAAGCTAAAGTCTGAAGATGTTTTTGGTGATGTAAAAACATCATCATCATCTCCAAAAGATTTAACATCTTTAATTTCTAATTTCTTAAGATGCTTAGTTTCATCATAAGGAATTACTGCACCATCTTCAATAGCACCAAATGCATACTTCTTATTTTCTGCTTTTGGTAACCACATATCATAGTTAGTATATCCTGATTTGCCTTCATATTCTTTACCAGCAACACAGAACTCAAGGAATTTACCTCTGAAATCTGCAGTCTTATTGAATTCTTTAACAAAGTCTTCAATAGTTTCATGCTTATTATCTTGGTCAACAAACCAAGAATCAAGTTCCATAGTGTGAGCCAAAGTTCTTAAGAAGATTAAGATAGATCTATCTCTCTGAATTTTAACACCAGATTTAGTTTCACCATCTGCAAATGCATATTGGCTTGCTTTTACTCTACCAATCTGACCCTCATATCTTCCTTTGCTTTCATCATCTTTGTCAATCATGAAACCCTCAAAACCTTCAATAGGTTGTGTCTCCACATGTAACATAAGATGATATGCACCTGGAATAAATTTGAATTCTTCTAGCTCAATGCTATTAATTTTCAATGTATGATTACCTGGGGTAATTGTCTTTGGTAGTCCTGAGCCTCCTGTGCCCAAATCAGTTGTGCTTAATGCCATTTTTCTTTGTTTTTAATAATTAAATAAATACTTTGTCCCAGTGGAACTCAAGTTCACCTTTGTCATTCATCTCTGTAACTACTATCTCTTCATTTCTTAGATGTTCTGGTCTTGCACCACAAGTAACCTCTTCATTTGTCTTGAATGACAAAATAGTTTTGTTACCCTTTCTGTACATGTAACCAATTGCGTCTGCATTAGCACAAATCAGAGACTTAATCTTACCAGTCAAATCAATATTTGCTGCAAGAACCATCTCTCCTTTATCATCTACCTGCTTGTCTTTAATGTGACCAGATAAAATAATATGGGGAGCTAATGTATCAATAAAATCTAAAACTTGAAAGAAAGCTTGTCTTAAATATAAATATCCCGCACCATTTGGTAGAGACAATACATTATCACCATCATAGTTTTTACCCATGCTTGTATTCTTATAAAGCTTGATAGCTAAAGGCATTACCATATCTTCTAATGCAGTTACAGTATCAATTGTAACAAACTTGTATGGATTACCAGCAGCTTTAATAGCTTTACCAGCATCAAGTAATTCTTGAAGGCTGCTAATTTTTACTTTAAGAGCTTCTACATAATCAGCACCATTCTCTAAATCCAGAATCAAATTGTCTTCTAGACCAGCAAATGATGTTGTTTTACCTGTCTTAGGCTTTGAATAGATTACTAATCTCTTTGGATTAACTCTCTCAGCCTTTACTTTTTTAGTTGGAAGTACTATACTCATTTTATCTTAGTTGCTAGTTTTTGAAACTCTGTTGCAATTCTTAGAAGAATATCAGAAGCTGACTCTTCTTCATCTAAACTTACATCTTTAAGCTTTGGAATAAACTCATCTTCAAAGTTTGGAAATACAGATAAACTTATTTGCTCTTTAGGAGCTTCAGCTTTTCTCTTCTCATAAAGATTTTGTGTAATCTCAGAACCGTCAGGCATGATAACCATTAACTCAGATAATGGAATAGTATAGGCAAAATAATTTTCACCATTAGAATTTGTACCTTCTCTTACATCATATTCTTCTGCAAAATAAGGATTGTGTTTGTACTTAAAGAGTGGTCTATCTTCAAAGGCATGTTCAATGCCTGTTTCTTTACCAAGTGCATCTCTCATAATGTCAATAAACTCAATATAGATATCTTCTCCTCTCTTTAGTTCACCCTCAAATAACTGGACTTGTCTACCATACTTACCTTTCTGAAAGAAAGCTGTTTTGATAGTAAAGTAGGGATCAGTTACTTGAGCTTTACGGAATTTGTCCATGTGATGGGCAAAGAATTCCTTTTCTTTTTCTTTTCTACTCATACTTAAATTTTAATTGTTTTACTTGCTTGGGCTGGAGTTGCTATTTCAACAATTCTCATGGAGTTTCTATCTAGCTTAAAGAAGCTCAATCTTGTGGTACCATTTCTAGATTTCAAAAAGTGGAAGGCTAAAGTGTCTTCATCACTAATTATAAATCTCTCTGGACCATACTGTCTAATCTTTCTGATAGAAGGTTTGTTAATACCTAAAACTACATCAGCATGTTGCAATAAAGCATCTGCTCCAAATAAATCAGAATCTAATACATAATTTCCATAGTCACCATCTTTAGATCTATCTGGGTTATCTATATTCCTGTTCAACTGACTTAAGATAAGAAAAGCCACAGGATAATGTTTCTTCATATATGTCATGGCTTCACCAAGAGCATATAATACTTCAAACTTATCCTTCTGACCTTTACCTACTTTAAATAAAGCTGAGTGGTCAATAGTAACCAGAGCATTTGTGTAGTTTCCTGCTTCATCTTTGTGAGCTTCCATATAATAATGTATAGTTGCACACATCTCATCTACAGTACACGGATCATATACTACAT